TCGGGGCATCATCAGAAAGCATCACAGTAATATATTTAACAGGGTTAGGACCTAACGCTCTTCCCTGAAAACCAGTCAAGTTACTATCAGCATCATACATTGGTATAATAATGCGACTCTCATCCCTACCAATAGTGTCGAACGTAACTTTTTGAGCGTTTGTCCACTCTTTGAATTTGTGAGCAAAATAAAACTTTTCAGGATCAAGTTGCCTTTTTTCTAGATATTCTCTGGCGATCTGTACTTCTGATGCTTTAGGTAAATCCAGTTTCTTCTTAAAGATTGGTTTAGCAAACTCAAACTTAGGTTCTTCTACAACGAAACCTCTACCAGTATGACCTTCCTTAAACTTCTCCATCGTGTACTGCTTATACAGCACGGCATCAAGTTCTTTAAGAAAGTTATTAAAGGACATACTGGCACCACAATTGTGGCACTTGAAGTTGGTATTATTCTTCACGGGGTATAGATACCCCCTTGTCTTGTTTTTATTCTTCTGGGAGTCCCCACAGATAGGGCAGCGGAAGTTGTAGAGATCCGCTTTGACCCTCTTAAATTTTTGAAGACGTGATGAAACTAATCCAATATACTTGGAATCAACCAAATCCATTATGAAGGGAGTATTACTTCGTTCTTTCTATTGTAGCAGGGGTTTGATTGTGAGTCAACAACTTTGGTACAAAGGCATTGATTGTTCCAATCAACACGGCAGCAACGGCAAGAACGCCACCAACTTGCCATCTAAACTTAAAGAGGTTATCAATTTTAATTTCAATATCCTCAACTTTCTTACATAATTCACCATCATCTTTATTGCATTGATCTAAACGTTCATCATGAACAGCAAGCATTTTGCAAATATTTTGATTTGTCTCACTTAATGTTTGTATTGCAGTATCAACTTTCTCAATAATCTGTTCGTGAGCCTTAAATCTTTCTTGCAAAACTGCTATCTCCACACGAGAATCGTTACCGAACATTTTAGGAAGTCCTTTTCTTCTTTTTCCTTTTTTTGTTTTGTTTTACAAGATCTCTAAAAAATATATTCCATCCCCTTTCTTTTCTTCTCCTTAAATCTACTGGTGGATCATCACCTGCTTCAACTGTCCCTGCAATTCCACCAGCACCAACACTCATAGTTGGACCACCCTCTTCTTTGAGAGTGTGAACAATATCAATTATCTTATCAATGTCCATTAGATTGTTTGTAGTTGTTTTAAACAGTTTTCATCCACACTAATTTCATTAAGTTTAGTTTTTGGATATTCTGGAACTCTATTCAGAAACACCAAAAAACTTTTGATAGGAGACCAAAGATCTTCTTCCAAATGATAGAATAATAGAGGAATAGTCGCATCATCAAAAACATTAAACAGAACAATGAGGTGATTTAATATTAAATGAACCTTCAATTCCCCAGTGTTCTTATATCTTTTCAATAATCTTTTTATATAACGAATGCGCTTTAAATCCGACTCAAAATCATCTCTGGTGACTGCCTGAGGATTATTGTAGAATTTTATCGCAAAGAGCATATAGTTGCCCTCATTCAACTCATTAAATCTCATACCATATTATCAGGCGTCTGGATATATAGCGTCGTCAGCAGCGTCAGTAGTGATCATACTTCCAGCAACAAGAGTTTCTGTCTTAACTCTCAGATTTCCATGCATATCAGTGTAAGTAGTAACTCCTACCCATCCAGCGTGAGCAGGTGCATACTTACGAGCATTGCCAGTAGCAGCATTTGCAACTGTTTGTTCGGTAGTATCTACACCAAATACACTAGAAGTTCTATTTGATTTTGCATTAGGTGCATCGTAACTTACATCACCCAATGTATAAATGGGAAGTTGGGTAATGAAATATGAAGCACCAGCAGCAATGGTAGTAATTCCAGAAACAAAATAATCGGCAGAATGAATCTGTAAAGAAGTATTTGAAGTTACTGATTTTACAACAGCATATCCAAATGTAGCACCAGCGCCAACTACAAGGATATCTCCCTCAGCAACACCCGCTGTTGAGAAGGTTGTAGCAGCACCAGTTACAGTTAAAGTGTTGAAATTAACAGCGATAGTGCTTGTATTAGCAACGAGATCTTTATTGCCCCAAAGAGACATGTTTCCTTACCTATAATTCTTTATATTGATATTTATAAAAAAAGGAGACCTTTACTTTTTGGTCTCCTTTCGCAATACAATTTTTAAAAAGTGTGTTATAAGATCAAGTAATCCATTCTCTTCAAATCTTTTTGTTTTTGCTAACCACTCGGAAGCAGTTAGTAATAGACCAAGAACAATGGTTACTCCCCAGTTAGTTACAAAACAAGTGATCATGCTTGTGGTGTAAAGAGTTTCTCCTTAACCAATTCAAGAACTACATCATCAATACTATTATCAGTGGACTTCACATACTTAGTTAAAAGTTCAACAACAAGATTTTTAACTGCAGGGTGCGTTGCAACCTGAATGAGAAGTGGTTTTACCACTGCTACTACTGCGCCCATGATGTCCTCCGTATGAAGAGTATCCTGGCTTATTTATCAGTTGGCAGGTTTTGCTTGAGATCCTGGTCCTGGATTCTCTGGTTTTGGTCCGCTAGATTTTTTGTAGGGTTTGTACTTTTTAACATATCTATTATGAGATCTGACCTCAGGTCTCCAATCTTCTTCACCTGGTTCATCAAATTCTCTTTCCGAAATCGTTGTACCAGTTGGTTCAAATCCAGCATTTTGAAGAGGAAGTTTTGCACCAGTTGGTTTTGGTTCTTGTCCTTTTGGATAAACTCTTTTACCCTTTTCACCAGGGAGAATTGGCCCTTTCTCAACATTTTCACAAGCAACCATAACAACGGGATTCTTAGCACCCATTGCTCTTAATTTATTCTTAACCAAGTTAACCTTTGCATAATCTCCACGAGTATCTTTCTTCTCTTCATCCGCTGGCGAATGCATTGCCTCTTCTACTTTTTCAGGAAGACCCTTATGCTTTGTTTTAGCATATTTTTTCGCTTCTTTTTTAGTCATACCCTTAGCAGCAGATTCAACTTCAGGTGATGCCTCACCACCTTCCTTCTTTTTCTTGTAAACCAATGCCATAAAGCGTTGCTGTGCTTTGCTCTTTGCCTTTTCAGTAAGAACTTCACCTTCTAGTTCAGTGTGGGCATAAACATTTTTTGGTTTTGTATCAAGTTGAGTTCCATCATCTGGTGAAATTTTGATCGCACCAGAGGCATAGTTATCAACATTTTTTCCAGTAATCTGTGATTTGTTCTTACCTTCGGTACTATCAGTTCCTTCAGACCAAAGATAATCTTCTTTTCTTACATCTTCACCTGGTTCATACCACTTACCATCACCATCACTGTCTTGCCATCGTGGTTCTGTTGTCTTTTTAGACTTTTTAGTTTTCTTATGACTAGATTCAACCAGTTTACCATCTGGTTCAAAGTGTGCTACCTGAGTGGTATTTTTAACGTCTTTTTTAACTGATGGAAATCCTTTAACACCATATGGTCTCAATCTAAGAAGATTTAAATTGATTGCATCCATATCTTGCTTCATTGCATCAGCATCACCATGAACACCTTGCCTTTGATCACCTACAACTCTTCTCGCTCTATCTCCAATCTGACTTTCATCAATCATTTCACCGTCCATCACATAAGAAGAGGAAACAGTATTTCTCTTTTCAATAGCAGCACCAATAGCAGCACGACGCTTCATAATATACTTATCAGATGGATCATTACGCTTACCATTATTATTTACATCAGCATCTTCTCTACCAACTGGATCCAATTTCTTTCTTCCTTTTCTACCTCCGCCACCAGTTGCACGTGCGGTTTCTTCACCCCTCTTCCTTTCACCCTCTCTTGGTTCACCATACTCAGTAAGTTCAACTTTCAATCCTTTTGATCTGAGTTGGGTAATCTTTTCCCGAGTTCCATATCTTACATATGAGTTACCAGTTTTAGGATCAGTAACTCTGATTTTATATTTCTTATCACCAACAGAATTTAGTTCTTCCAGATAATCAAGAACAACTTCCTCTTCATTAACACCCTCTACAAAAACCTTAAACATTGCATTTGCAATGCTAGTTGCAGCAGCGTCTTCGATTGTTGGAATGAAATCTTCTGCGACAGCAGCTTTTTTAGATACCATCTGTCTTGCTCTTGCCTTTACAGCAGGGACTGCGGTTGACTTTGCAATTCTTTCAAGAACCATTCTTTCCTGCATTGCGGCATCTGCTTTTTTGCCTGCCAACATTTTTTTCACTTCATATCGAGAATCATAAACAAGTTGTCTTGCCTTCTTCTCAATAGAAGCAGCAGCATCTCCCATAGGTTTTGCAGCGCCACCTTTTCTAGATGGAAGTTCCTCAAAAATATTGTTACTCATTGGAGAAAGATTGATTACTTACTTTTTTCTATACTTATTTATGAATTGTCTTCCCCAAGTACATCCAGGAACCATACTCTCAACATATTTCCTATAAGCATCAGTTCCAACAAGTCTTTGATCAGCAGGAACACCACTTCTATTTGTAAGTTTTGCTTCCATTACATCTTTAATCCAAGACTTAAACATAATATGATCTTCGGTAACACAGATAAGATAGTTGGTTCCTCTACGAATAATACGACCAATCAATCCGGTGTTTAGATTTTCAACCAACTGACCAATGTTAAAGATTGCTTCTTTAACATAATTTTCACGTAAAGTTTTCTGATCAAACTTAGGAGCAATCTCCCAAACTTCTGCTACTTGATCTTGGATGCCCATTGCAGCACGAACCGTATCGAAGACTGCTCTTGCATCCTTTGGTCTCATATCAGGTGGCATACCTAAACGGAAAGTTTTAAAGTCTCCTTCGGAAGCAGCAAGTCTCATTCTTGATGCAGAAAGACCTTCTACACCATCAGAATCTGGATCACGATCACCAGCAGAAACTACTTCAATATTATCAAAGGCATAGAGATTACCATTGTAATTGTTGGCAAGTTTATTGAATTCATTAACTCGGTCAGCACCACCAACGATTCTTACATTCGTATATCCATCATTATGTGCTTTTTTGAGAACATCAAAAATAGTTCTGGTATTTGCATCATTTACAATTCTTTCACTATGTTGAGGGAACATCGATCTCATCAGTGCAACTTTTGTATCAGCATCAAGCGGATTCTTTTTCTTATCCTGAGTGCGAGAAGGGATAATCATATAATCACTGCCTTCCTGTTCTGCAGAAGCAGCAGCAGTATCCATCAATTGAAGATGTCCCAAATGTGGTGGATTGAAACGACCAAACGCAATCGTTAGTGTGCCTTTTGTTTTCTCAACTGGTAAGAAATTAACTGGTGGTGCCTCTTGCGCTGCTGGTTGAGGAACAGGTGCTTGTTGCTGCTGTAATGCAGGATCAACAAAGTTTGGATCGGAAATATTTTTTTCGGTTTCTGTCTGCTCAGGATCCTTACCAACTGCTTGACGCTTGTTATAAAACTTCAGTCTACCCTTTTCAGTTTTAGCAACAAACTCACCGTCTTTGTACCACCCACCGTGCCCATCACCCTGCAACCCAAGTCTTGCTGCTTGTTGGGAAGCAGTTGCTTCAGATAAAAATTGGAAAAAACTTTTCATTACTTACGGTTCTGCTTTTTAAGTTCGGTAACTATTGCCCTTTCGTTCGCAATAATGTAATTTAAGACACTTTGTCTAATCTTAATATATTTATCCTTATCCTGTTTCTTCTTCCTAGAATCAATTTCTTTCTGCATCGATGTATGAACATACAAAGCAAAATCTTTGAAATCTTTTCCTGTAAAACTTTTAATGAGTGGATTAATATAATTTTCCATTTAACTTACCTGGAAACCAATTCTATCTTCTGTTCTTGTTGCATAGTTTGACGTTCTTAGATACAAGTTTCTTGTTAATGATGGTCCACCGCCAGAAGAGGCCGTGAAGGTAGGACGCCCTGTCGCTTGATTCAAGTCCAGTTTAACATAGATTACCTTCGTTTGGTTCAGATAAATTTCAAATATTTGCTTCAACACATTGTTCTGTATTCCATTCTTAGACCATCTCTCTATAAGTTGTTCACACTTGTATCTAACTTCTCCGACAGTTACTGTTGATGGATTATTTCTCTTAGATGTAATATGCTTATCGATAAAAGGTTTCAGTAGTTCTGGATTTGGTATCCTAGCACTATGATTTCCGCCACGATATACTGAAATAATAGATTGAGCAGCAGCAACGCTTATTTCATCAGGTTCAAGCATTCCCCAACCTTTTAATGCACCAGCAACAACACTTTCAGTTCCAAGTAAATTTAATAATTGGAATTCTTTTGTATATTGTAATGCTCCAAGTTTTCCACTTTTTAGTGCAGCATCAGTAACAAACTGTGGTTTAACTTGGTTTGATACTCCTCTTGCAGATTTTGCAGATATTAAATGTTCATCATTACCTAATGTCAGTTTATAATCATACAATTTTTCACTATCAGGTGGTATATAAATTGATGCTCCTCCAAGACCAGCAGTATTAATTATTCCACTCAATATACCTCTCTTTATACAAGCTATTGGACCTATAACTTCTGCATAATAATTCTGCAACTGACCCCAAGGAAATCCCTGCATTTTTATGCCAGTATAATTTCCAAGTCCACTATTAGCATAATCCAATAACTCATACACATAATCGAATAATTCACCAGGAATATCATTCCTACGATTAATAGCATTTACTAACTCATTATAATAGTCAGTAACAGAAAAAAATGTTCTATTACTCAATCCAAAACTAGAAGGAGTTAATTGTGGAAATTGTCTGTCAGTTCCAGGTTTAACAAAATAATCAACATTTGCATAAAAAACTTCCTCATCATCAGTTCTAAATGCCGCTCTCAAATGATCTTCCGTTAAAGAATCGATATAAGTTACTTGCGTTCCTGCATTTATTGCACCTGCTGCCTGATACGTACCATCCTCAGATTTAGTGTAAATGCTTACATTCTTTTTTACTGTCGTTCTATGGTCACTTCCTCGCCAGTTTCTCTGGAAGTTTATAATACCAGAACTTGCCATTTTTTGAATTATTTAGTGTTTGGTGCCCGTGAGAAGATTCGAACTTCCACTGTATGGATTCTAAGTCCACCCTCTCTACCGTTGGAGTACACGGGCATTATTCGCTATTTGCGAACAGCGAATGGAGAATACCAGAGTCGAACTGGTGACTGATGCTTGCAAAGCACCCGTTTTACCACTAAACTAATCCCCCTTGCTTTTCTTTACTTGCTTTGCGCTCCAAGCAGCGAATGCCATGATAGCAAAGTAAAATAGATAATCATCTATCATTACAAGAAAGAAAATAATAGAACCACCAATCCTTAGATAATCTGGGATTGGTAGTTTACTAGCAACCCATCGAACTTGTTTCTCAAAGATAAAGTATAGAGGTGCTAGTGCAGTGACTACAAATTCACTGTAAGGAACAACAAAGTATAAAGAAAGAATTATAAAGATTGGAAAGTAATGCCTCTCAGGTATTCTTTTTAGATAAGAAACATATAGATCAATCCATCCTTTTCGGGTGCTTGGTCTATTTTTCCAAAACTTTATAATATCTTTCATTTATTACATTCATTCCACAATTGAACTAATTTTTTCATCAATGTCTAGAATCACTGCACGAATATCAGAAATTCTAGGAGGAACACTTGATTCATTATATGTATATCCTTGTTGGGAATCAAAGAGAATTTGACGAACTGCCGCGGCAGAACGAACATCCATTTTGATTGTCACTTGTTTTTGTTTAGTCATCGATCATCAGAAGCACGGTTTTCAGAGAAGTAAACATCAAAAGCACCCTCTGGGTAACGCTTCAGAAGTTTTTGCACATTACGGGCAACCACATCATCAAGTGTAACACCGAGTGCCATACAAGCTTGGGCAACGTACCACATAATATCACCGAGTTCGATAATCATATGCTCACGATTATCTTCGTTAAAGGGTTTACCTTGAAAAACCATCTTCTTAACGATTTCCATAAACTCACCACCTTCGGCATTGATACCAACGGCAGCAGTCAAAAGACGCTCAATATTTGCACCCTTTTCATCAAGTTCAACCAGACGGTCGGAGAGAGCAAGAAAGTCCTTAGATGCATCAGAAGTTACAGCATCCACAAACTCAGCATACTTATCAAAATTAACGTGTTTAGCAGTTTCCATTAAAATTTAAATCCTTCAAACGACTTTTTGGGTTTCTTGTCTTCGTAATCATTATACTCGTCTTCCTGTCCAGAGTCAAGTATATCCTTTTGAGCAGTCTGCTCACAATCATAGAGTCTCATTTTGGCACGATCAATACCTACAATAAAACGCTTGTAGATGGTTGGATCATTATAACGATTCTTCAATTGCTTCACCATAATCTGCCCCAACTGTTCCAGTTCTTCTGTGCTAATAAGGGCAAACATAAGATCAGCAGTAGCAGGCAAACCAAAGGATTCAGAAGTATCAGTAAGTTCAACATCAGAACTACCAAAACCACTGCGGGTGGTCTGAGTAGCGGAGACAATCGGTACATTAAATTCGACGGCGAGTCCTCTAAGTTCCTCAGCAATCGCTTTAATATAAGAATATGAATTGACAGAAAGGTTTGACTTATACCTACTGGAAGCACATATATTAAGGTAATCAATGAAAATAATATCAGGTCTAAATGACTTCTTAAGTGCAAGTTCATTAAGAAGTGCTTTAAAGTGTCCACTATGTGCAGAAGCAGTGGGATATTCCTTAATTATAAGAGACCCCTGAGTTTTCTTCGAAAGATTAGTAACCTTATTTTCAAACATTTGGCGAGGGAGATCAACCAATTGCTGAATAGGAACATTCAAAAGGTTTGCGTCAATTCTTTCAGCAATTCGTTCCTCCGCCATTTCAAGAGTGATATAGAGAACGTTCCTGCCTTGCAGTAAGACGGAACTAGCCACATGACACATGAATAGCGATTTCCCAACGCCCGTCCCAGCGAGAGCGATATTGAGAGTCTTATTAGGGATACCACCTTTCGTAATTTTATTAAAATAGTCAAGATCAAATTCGATCTTGTCTTCTTGTCTGTGATAAAATTCATAACGCTCTTCATAATTTTGTAAGTAATCGTGTCCGATATTGTTATCAAAACTGACGGCAAGAGCATCTGAAAGAATACTGGGAATGGCGTCCCGATTCTTTTTATCATTGTTACCATCGGCAATATGAATTGATTCCATAAGTGCCAAATAGATAGCACGATCACGACACCACTTTTCAGTAGTATCAAGTAACCATTGCTTATCTACAAGATTATCATTCAGAGAACTATTAATTTCTCTGATTTCTTTGATTTCAGTTTCGTTTAAATCAGTTCTATTTTCTACTTCAATATTAAGTGCTTCGATCGTAATTGCCGAACCATACTTAACAATGAATTGGACAATTTCCTCAAAAATGATTTTTTCCGATTTCTGTTCAAAATAATCTGGTTGAATGAAAGGTATGACCTTACGTGAGTAATCTTCATTG